GGAGGTCTTGGTATCCAAGGCCTGAGAAATTAGCATCGAACGAAACGCTGTCAGATAGTGAGTAAGAGTTGTAAGGCAAGATTAAGTCATCTGAGGTGTACGAAATCTTTGAACCGCGCTCGAAGTTGATTGAACCGAAAGCGGTGGTTGTGCTCTCAGTCACGCCGGGCCAAATTTGGCCCTGTCCGCCCGTGCCTGTACCCGTATAACCGGTGATGCGCTTGACACGGTGTGATGTGCCAACGCCCTTCTTGCGAGGGATACGGTTACGAAGTGGTGTTGGGCGTGGGGTCAAGAGCTTTGCTGGTGCTTCCAAGTCAAACGCAGCGAAGCTGGTTGAAAGTGGAGAGGTCAGCGTGATGTCCTTCTGCATATCCTGCAAAGCAAGGCGCTGTGAAGCGATTGCATTGTTAAGACCTGCGAGAGCATCTGGAGCGAGTGACTTTGTTGCTGCCAACGCTTCGAGAGCAGCGGTTGGATCCGCTACAGGCGAAACGCCGGGTGTTGTTGATGGATTGCCGAGTGACTTACCGAGAACCTCGGTGTACTCATCCATGCGCTTTGCAGCCTTCTTAGCGGAATCTACATCGCCAAAGAGGTCAGCTGCTTTAGGGGCAGTTAGAGCCAATTTATTTCCTTTCGAGTGCAGTGTGGGTTATTCCTCGTCAGAGATTTTTCCGGCTTTGGCTAGGTATTCCTTTTCCAATGCCTTGTATCCCTTGGCGAGAATTTGGTCTGAGGTCGCTGATGCCTTTAGGCGGTATTCAGCGGCTTTGAGCAGGAGCTCGTTTTCATTTGTGACAGCGATGCGTCCGGTGCGCTTTGGGCCACCTGATGCAGCTGCCGATTTTGCCGTTACGAGTTCTGATTCAAGAGCTACCGCCTTCTCCTCAGCCGCCTTATGTGCAGCTTGAAGTTCCGCGATCTCAGCCTTGACTGATTCAGTCGCACTCTTTACAGCTTTCTCGATGATGGAAGTCACTGACTTCTCACCGAGAATATCTTCGATTTTTTCTTCTACCTTTTCGCCAGTTTCGTGGATTTCTTCGACTACCTTTTCGGCATCATCTTTGATTTCCTCTGGGACTGATTCGCCTTCGGCTGACTTAATGCTTCCCGCGTTTTGCTCGGGAGTCATAATGGTCGCGGTTGAGACATTTGCAACTTCGTTAGTTGGAGTCGCGCCGGTGACAACTACTTGGCTGAGGCCGTGAGTTGAGTTAGGGATATGGCATCCGCACTCTAGGCACTTGCTGATGTCAGCGGACTTTGCAGACATCTTGGTGCAGCCCTTGCACATCTTGTCATCGCATCCACCGTCAGCTTGGCAGGCAGCGCAACCATCGCAGTCGCATCCCTCTGAGCTGGCATCGTCACCCTTTGCGGCAAGGTTCAGAAGTGAACCATCGGTGCTGAGTGCTGCCTCGTTATCTTCATCTAGTTCGCCATCGCGGAAGTTAAAGAGGTGCTTGAGAGCAGAGAGCAGGGTGTCAATATCATCGCGCTCGTCTGAATCTGTGTCAGCGATTTCGCTGGCTTCGGAAATGATGAGCTGTGCGATTCCCTTGCGGGCCGCATCGTATGACGCTTGGTCAAACTTGACGGAATCCGCATGGATTTCTTTGATGATGTCAGCGAGCATAGATTTTTCCTTCGTTGTAGTTGTAAATTCTTCGACCTTCACAAGATTAGGTTCGCCCTCTACGCTCTTGGCGAGCATGAGCTTGGCATTTGGGTTAGCTGGACGATCCACAAGAGAAATCTCCACGATTTGTCCGTCAATGATGCGGCCGTTAGCAGCCTTCTGGTCGCGGACAACGCGTGGGGACTTGATGCCTATTGAGAATCCCTTAAGAACTCCTGATTCCACTTTCTTAACGCTAATAGGGTCAACGACAAGAGCAGAAATATAATGACCATCCGCTTTCGCTTCATATTCTTTCGCTACTCCTGCCGCAATAGATGAGTGTTGTTCGCGGATATTACCGCCGGACTTAAACCACTCTGGCATAGCAGAGGAGAGCCAAGCGTCATCGCAAATCTGTTGGTCAATATCGAGAGAGTCATCGGTTGCTTTGCCATAGACAAGCAGCGAGCCATCTTCTTGCTTTTCTTGCTTAACGATAGCCGCGTATGAATTAGCGAAGTCATTGACCATAAGTGATTTCTCCTTGTTAAGTTTCGCGGCAACGCTTTCAGCCCAAGACTTTCCAGCGTCTCCACCCCATGCATCCCAAGCCACTCGGCCCGGTGATGGGAATCCTTTTTCTCCCTGATTAAATCCTTCTGCTTTTTTGTCCACTTCGTGACGGGCAAAGAAGCTGACCATTCGCATAATGGTATCGCGTGATAATCCTTCGCGCCGTGAGAGTTGTCCAGCTCTGTTGCGACCTGCACCTGTAAAACCATCGCCGGCATGACCATCGCTGATCCAGCCGAGTGCGCGCTTTGCTGCTGCCGCTGCTCCAGCGGGCGGGACAAAGGTTTCTGACATATTGAGTTGTTAGGCTGAGTAAATAACCGAGACTGCGCCTGTTGCTGTGCCGGAGGCTGATACTGCGTAAAGGATGTCGTTGCCATGCATCCAGATTTGTACGCTTGCGCTTGCAGCAAGGTTCTGTCCACCGTTGATTCCTACGGTATTGGTGACTGCGTTATCACCAAGAAATATCGCTGCGCTATCCCGATTGTTTACCTGAACAGCTACATATCCAACGCCGTTAGGAATTGTGACGAGAGGAGTTGGTGTTGTTCCAACTGTGATATTTGTATGATTGAGCGCCATAGATTTCCTTTTCTCGGATTATCGTTTAATTGTAATGGTTATTAGTTAATCTTGCGCGAGCGCCTCATCTAGCGAAGCCCCAAAGTCAAAAGTGTCCCAGTTGATTTCCGCAGGTGTTGTTGTGCATCGGCAGTTAGGATGGACAGGGATGTCATCAGCGGTCAGGCCGTTAGAAAATGAATCGCCGACATTGACCGTCTCCCCGCCGATATCGCAGTCCTCATCATCTGGCTCAGCGCTGACCCACTCGATTTGCTCCACGCCAAGGGCTTGAAAGGAGTCGGTTGCAGCCTGATTAGCGGCGCGTGAACCCTCAGTCAGAGCGATAGTCAGAGCGCGCTCGGGTGAGGAGAGTGAGCTTTCAATCATGTCTGCGAGCTGGTTAGGGCTTGCGCCGATAGCGATGCCGTCTGCTAATCGTGATCCCAAAAGGTCGTAGCTCGTTTTCTTCATATCAAGCGACTTAATCTTGATTCCGTTGAGCAGCTTCTCTAGCCCGCCGGGTGGTTTGAGCAGAGCGGCAGCGGCAGGATTGCCGGGCTTCCATGTATCCCAATTCACCGCGTTCTGTAATGCGCTCACGGCAAAGGCGCTCGGATTCCAGTTATGTGGGGGTTGCTTAGCGGCCTTGCGCTGGCGTAGTTGCTTACCAAACGCCTCATAGGTTGATGCCACGCCTGTCACATACATTACTGCGTAGTGCTGACGGATAGCTGACTCTAAAGCGGTGTGGTCAAGTGTCACATTATGCAGAGCCCATGCGCGCGCGCGAGCGCGGTCTTGTGAGATGAACTCGCTAACCGTGGGGTGCGTCTGCATATATCCCGTGATGACCTCACGAGCATTGACCGACTTCACCAAGGCCGCGCGTATTTTCACGGCGCTACTTGCTGCTAAGCGCCCATCTACTTGATGGACACCGAGGGTCATGTCAGATATGCCTTAGCAAGCGACTTAGCGGTCTCCATATCGCCATCGAAATAGCAGCGGTTGAGCGCATCTCCCACGATGGGGTCTAGGGCGTTGAACTCGAACTGACGAGCGCGCTTGCCTTTGCTTGCCCATTTGAGAAATGCCTTGACCTCTGATGCGGCTTCTTTTGCCATATCAGGAGTGCCGAGCCAGACAGGGACTTGATCCATGCCGAGCAGCCACATTGCGAACAGGCGGTGATGGCCGTCAATGATGATGTTTTTCTCGCCATCGTTATAGACCAGCGGATAATTACGGTATGGGGTGAGAGCCTGCCCCATGGACTCGATATGGTCAGCGACATTGTCGCGATTGAGGCCGGTGTCTGTGCCATACAGCTCTTTGACATTGACGAGAGTGAGGACTGCCTTTTCCCAGACATCTGGGCTGACGGGATAGTCTCCGTTTTGCGTTTCCACGATAGGCCAAGGGCTAGATACAGAGTCAGCTATCTGCTCAGGGCTGTCCGACATCGGATGGTCTCCTGCGGCGTTAGGGAGAATCTTTAGGCGAGAGAGCGCATCCTTAACTTCTGCCTTAGATGGTACGCCAGCCTTTTGGAAGTCAGGCTCTAGCTCTTTAGGCGGCTTTACCTCAGAAGTGGCGTCATTGCCGTCACTGCCGTCACTAGGAGCTTCAACTGCGGTTGTTGGGGCCATTGGATCTACATCGTCTTGGACATTCTCAACGCCAGCGATAGGAGCAGCGGCGTTCACGATTCCGTCAGGAGAGAACAAGAACACACCGTTGCCGGCTACAAGGATTGGCTGGTCTGCGGCTGGAGTGTCCAGAAGCGGAAGGCCTAGCTCAGAGCGGCGCTCGTTGATGGTCTTTGTTCCGCCGCGCAATTCAAGGTCAGACTTTTTAGCAGCTTCTTCGTTGTCGCGGATTTCCGAGACCATGAACTTGAACTCTAGCTCGCGTGGCATTCCGAGGTAGGTGTAAGAAATGTTAGAGAGCATCTTGGAAATCCACTGTGCCAACGGTGCAACGCCGATGCTTTGAGCAGCCTCAGCCTCTCCCTGTTGATGTCCCGATGCGCCGAGGCCACCCTTAGCCGAGAAGCCAATCTCAGTGGGGAGAACACCAAAGTGTCCGGTGATTGAGGTGATGAGGTATTCATCGAGCGCGGCCTTGAACTTCTCACCGTAGCCTTCATAGAACTCTGGCTTTAATCCTGCAGGCAAGATGAGTGCGCGCTTGCGCTGCTCGGTCTGTCCGGCGAGGTTGTCGTTGATGATGTTTTCATACTGCTTCATGACGAGCGGGTCGTTTCCGAAGTCTGCGTCAGAAGTCAGCATCATCTCAGGAGTTACGCCGTCTGTGTATTCGGCGCGCAACCATTGCTGGCGGCGAAGATAAAGGTCAGCCAATGGCAAGCAGCGCTCAACAGGTGACGAGCCATAGACAGAGTTTGCTCTGCGATTGCGGATGAAATAGGACAAATCGTCCGAGGTGAACTCGCCGTCTGCCTCTGGGTCATCCGAATTGGCCATGAACTCCGTGCGTGGGAATCCGTAGAGGATTTGCTGGTAAGCGGCTTGCGGAGGCATTGGGCGCATACCGCGATCGTCAAGCATTGGCTTAATCGTTGAGCCGTCTAGAATCTGGAAGCCGTATAAATCTCCGCCGACAGTTTTCTGAGGCCAGATTGCCCACGCATCGAGGACGAGGATTTCCTCTAGCGACATCATCATCCAGTCAATAAATGTCAAGCCGTTGGAGCGGTCTGGGTTTTCCCAGAATGTGCGCATACGATAAATCTCGTCTGAGAACTTTGAGCGAGCTGTGGACATGGCGCGAACATGATCGCCGCCGATTTCCGCGATGATTTTCTCCGAGGCATCCTCAGCGATAACGATGTCCCAGTCAAGGCCTGAGATTTTTGCTTTAAGAACTTCGATACAGCGGCGAACGATGTCAATCTGCTCAGCTGCGCCGCGAAGCGTAGAGAACTGCACGAGCTTTTGCTCTGTGCCGATGTTGAGGTTTTGCGCTACCTGATATTCATAACGGCGTGGGTCTGGGCGGCCGTCTGGACGAAGCGGGTTGATAGCGCCGGGCAAGATGGGCTGACCGGGTCCGAATGGAACGCCGGACATAAGAGGATTACGCAAGAGTGGAGTTTGCTGGCCATAAGTCTGACCTTGGTGCTGAGCATCGCGCATCTGTTGTTCAGTCATAACAACTGACCCCGCAGGGAGATTGCTTGGAGCTTTTTCGATTTGCTGTGCTACTGCTTTTGCTAGACGGTCAATTAGACCCATTGTCTCTCCTTAGTTGCGCCCCTTATGAATCAGGCTGGTGTAATGATAGCGGTTCTGCAGCGTGGGCATAATCGAGTGCCACGCACTAGCGGCAATCTGCACGATGGACAGAACTCAGCCATTGCAGCAAGAGAGCGCATCGCAACAGAGCCACCCATCAAATCAGTAACAGCCCAAACCATCGCATCCATGCGGTCGGGAGATTTATCTGCATCCGGTTCCCATGAGACAAGCTGATCCTCTAACTCGGGAAACGCGCCAACCATGTGCAGTCGCTTCTGCTCAGATAACGCAGAGATTGGCTCGGCTCGCACTTTCTTACCCCGCGATGCCGTCACCTTGCGATACGGCACATTCGCATCCACCTGTCGCAGTAGGGCTTCAATCATATCCCCGCCGTTATTTGTCTCAGCGATAACGCGGTCGCACTTATGCTTGCGATACATCTCCACGGCCTTACGCATCCACGCTTCCGGCGAGCCTTTCATCGTTGCGTCTTCGATGATGTAGTAATGACCGTCAGGCGTAGCGCCAGCAACGATGATTCCTGTTTCATCCGATGACTCTCCGCTGGTCACGGCAGGGTCAATGGCTACGACAACGCGATAGTACGGCGGTGCGTTCTCTGGTCTAATTCTGGCTTCCTCAATGATGGCGCGATTCCAGAGCGCACCCTCAACATCATCCAGCACTTCACCGTACAGCTCTTGTCTGCCTAAGCGTGTGCCGTCATATCTCGCCTGCAATTCCACGAGCGCTGACTGCGAGAGGTTGTCGGCGTTCTCAAATGTTGAGCCGCGAGTGATATGCGTGGTCTCTCGAGAGATTAAGTCCTTGATGAGCTTGGTCGGTCTCGGCGTTGTGGTAACGACTATCTGCGGGGTGTCGCCAAGGCGCATACCGAATTGAAGCTGATCCCACGCGTCTGGCTTATCCCATGCCGCCAGCTCGTCACACCAAGCGCCGTGGTGCTGAGGGCCGCGAAGTCTGTCGGGTTCTTCGGCTGAGAATAATTTAATCTTTGAGCCGTTGGTCAGCGTAATCTCACCGATGGAGCGGTTGTAAGTTTTGATTGCTTGATAGCGATTGAGTACCGAGACGATTCCCGACACACCTTCAGCACAAGTATCACGCACATCGGCGTAAGTTTTAGCGACTATCGCCCAGCGAGTCTTCGGGTTGGTTATCGCCTGATACGCCAGCCACTCCGATCCCGTCCGAGTCTTCCCCCATCCGCGGCCCGACAGAATCAGCCATGTCTGCCACGGGGTCTCCGGCGGTAATTGCGACAATCTCGCCTGAATGTTCTGCCATTGCACCCGGGCCTGAGCTTTCCTCAGCGTGTCCTTCGAGTAACGCGGCAAGGTCTCGGACTGCTCTGTCAATGCTTTCATCACCGTCCCATGTTGTTATGTCTTGTTGAATCTTAATCGGCAAGTCTAGGCCGAGCAATCTCGCACGGCGCTCCATAAGGCGCACAATGGTATTCACCGAGGCGTTATCGCCTTTCATAGCTTTAGGCCATAGGGCAAGCTGTAGCCGGTCTATGCGGTCTAATTCGGCCTCACGAAGCTCATCGGCAGGCTGTTGCATGGTGCGCTTGATAGCCCGCTTGTAAGCCGCGTAAGCGCCCGTATGGTCGGCGTAGCCTGTTTCTTCGGCTATTCGCTGCCAAGTGAGCCCAGCGCGGCGTAGCTCCAGCACCTTGATCTCTTTATCTACCAGCTCAGGGCTGGGAACGGCTGCATTGTGATTTGGCATGGATAGATTACTTACGATTCACGATGCTTGTAATTACAGGCGGCAAGGGCTTTACTGTGGGCATGGCTACCAAGACAGAGGTATATTTCAAGATTCAATTTAGAGACCCGATCTCGCTGGCATGGAAAGACATCCAGAAGGCATTTGCATCAGCTGAGGAGGCACAGGCAGCATTTGCGCCAGATAAGGAGTGCCGAGTTATGTGCATCACTCCGAAGGGTCGCTTTCCTCTTTAGGGTGGAGCCCGGAAGTCGGAGTTGCACCGCTATCTTCTGACAGGGAGTCAGACGCATCGCTCTTTATGCTTCCCGGGCGTGACCCTTTGTACATCCTAGCACCGGCTTTTTCAATTTCGCTAAACGGCAAGATGGGAACAGTCAGTCTTTTCCTTGCGGCAGGATTCAAGAAATAAACATACCGAAGCTGAAACCCCTCGGCCTTTTGCGCCCCGATGCTGGCAAGAAACTTGTGGCTTGATTCCGTTCCTGTCTTGCCCCACTTCTTTTGCAGATCCGAAGAAACGCCTGTGGTGAAATTTATATCTGCGGCATATTCCCCGTCAGGCAACCGCCAGATTGTTTTGTTTCTATTTATCTGCGTGAGAACAAAGCCAGAAGCTCGATAGATAGTGCCGTCTCCGCATTGAGTGCCATCAGCAAAAGAGATCACCCATTCAAGGTGAGGTGCGTGCTTTTTAAGCATTTTGAGCGCGATGCCTATGGCTCGGGATTCACTATTGCGGGGCAGAGCATCTGAGAACGCCATCCGATTTAACTCAACAAACCCGTTCCATGCGGTATCTCGCACTAATCCCTGAGTTTTGCGCTTGTCCATGGATGGGCCAAATTGCAGCGCTCCCTCTAGCTTTCCGTTATAGAAAACCCCGATGTGGATTTGGGAGTTGGGCGCGACTTTTTTTGAGTAATGCACGCGCCGAACGAGAGCGTTGGCCTCTTGCGAGGTTATGGGCTTTAAGATGATGTCTTTAGCGCTCATACCTGCATACCTAAGAACAGCTCAGCCATGCGCGTTAAAGCGTTGCCGTTTTTGTTCGTATTGTCCGATTCGGGAAATTCGCCAAGCGCAAGAGAAGCAGAAAGCGCGTTGTTCACGATTTCTACCTGCTCGTGGCTTAAAGTGAAAGTCACTTGCTGGAACGGAGATTGCTCCTTGGCGGTGCTGTCAAAGGCATCCGACCAATCATCGGCGGAAGGCGGAGCAACTTCTGTGAAGCCAAGCTGAGCAATATCCCAGCCCGAGTCTTGCAGCTCCAGAATTTGCTTTGCTAACTCGCTTTCATCCCACTCAGCCAGCTCAGCCGAGCGATTGTCCGCTAGGGCATAGGCCTTGGCGGTTTCATCATCCCAATCGTCTGGCACGGCGGTGATCTCTATCTCTTTCCATCCTAAAGACTTGGCAGCTTCAACCGTTCCGTTGCCGGCAAGGATGATCCCGCGATGCACAACGATGGGCTTGCGCTGGCCAAACTTATTTAAGCTCGCGGCGATTGCGTCAAGGTTACGCTGCGAGTGTTTACGAGCGTTATTCGGATCGAGATTCAGGCTCTCGATTGCTACCTTTTCCAATTTCATTGACCGCCTCCAGTCGAGCATCCAACAAGTTATCTAATTCGCCAAGTAAAAAGGCCTTCCGTTGGTGGGAGAGCCTATTGCCGTACTTCTCTTTCATAAGCGCGGAAATATGCACTATCGCCTCGTCTATTTCGGCGAGTGTTATCTCCTCGTTAATAATCATGAAAGCTATTTTACTGTTTTGCGCGCTTTCCGTTTTTCTTGGTATGTCCGAATTTCTTCGGCGCGATAGAAAACAGCCTTGCCTTCCTTTTTTACCCAGCTAATCGTGCGGCGATATTGCAGCTGGCGTAAGTTATTCATATTTACGCCCAGATACTCCGCCACTTGATTGCAGTCCCAGAGTTCATCTACCACGGCGCATCCTCGGTCTTATGCACAGAGGTCACAACGGCGGCCTGATTCTTGGGCGCTCGCGGGATAATCGAGAAGCTCGTGCCGGAAATCTCTAGCGATGTCTTTGCAACGCCATCTTTGCCGGTGAAGCTAGATTGAGAAAATTTGCCGACAACAAGAACCTTGTCACCCTTTTTTAAGCTATCAACAACCGCATCAGACTTAGAGTTCCAAAAAGTAACCCGAAACCAGATTGTGTCTCCATCCTCATACTGCCCATTGACCTTCTGGCGCGGTGTATGCGCTAGGGAGAATGATGCGAGAGATTCATCCTTGAAAAACTTCATTTCTGGATCAGAGCCGAGATTGCCTTCGATGATGATTTGGTTCATTTTTCGCCTTTCGTTCGGGATTGCTTACATTACTACGGCTTGCACCGTTCCGTCATTTTTAAGTAGCGCCCATGACCCATCGGG